CAACACCGGAGTTGCTAGTGTGAATTCGTCGTGTACGCCATCACCGGTAAAAGTTGTTATATACGTATCTCTTGGAGCAGCAAGAGCATAGCAATACACTGTTTCGTTACCTGGTGATCCAACATACAGGAATCGCCCATCATCGCTCATGGCTAACGAAGTACCAAACAGGTCGCCTGCTGTGCCAGTATAGTTGACTAGTATCTGTGTCAAGATGTCATCTTTGAACACATAAACACACCCTTTGTCACCAATTGCATTGGGTGACCCTGCAGCTAAAAATCTATCGCCATTGGCCAACGAAGTTCCTAACTTGGAAATATTGGTATTTCTGCCAGACACCAGTGGACTAATAAAATTCCATTGTGTAGTAACGTCTGCCAACGAAATTGTGTTTTTAGAAAACACCGCAATACGTCCATTTCCAGAATCTGGAGCACTTGCATACATATAAAATCCGTCGGAACTTATGCTTATTACTTTACCAAAATGGTCTGAGCCTAGGTATTGGCTATCCTGTAACTTGATAGTGGTCTGGTATGCGTAAGGGTCAATCTTGTTGTATACGCCCCAGTTCCGATTGCCATCCAAGTCATCAACCCAGACCTTGTCAGTGGGTAACCATCCAGTAGACGGTTTAACAGATTCAACTTGACTTGGATTATCAATTTTTAATGTTGAGAATTTATATAAAATTCCATTGCCTATTGCCGCTTGGTCTTTGATTAGTGTTTGTAAATTTTGATACAGTGCAATTTGGAATCTAGTAGAGTCAATAATTGACGATACTTTGTACACGCCGTCGTATAATGCGTTAAAGTTTTTAATAACTACAATATCATCCACTTGTAGTCCATGCTCCAGGCTATGGATACACTCAACCAAATTATCAATATTATACCTTAGTGCAAACAAGGTACCTTGTATTATGCTAGATCTATACACATTCCATTGATTGGTAAAATCTTTTGCGACCCAGACCTTATAGCCATTACCGATTGATCCAACAATAGTTGTCAACAGTGCGTAGTCTGACAGATTAAAAATTGTTGCATCAACATCATCCAGGTGTACAAAACCTGCAGTTGGCAACTGTTTCATTGTTGGTGGAGTTTGGTTGTTCTCTACCGCAAACACCTGCGGAGTCCAGTCACCTGAGCTTTTGTAAAGATCTTGGAAAGTGTAACTCACTATACCCGGAACTGCTGCTGCAGCAGATTCAACAAACTGTATCACTGTTGGGTTTCCAGTTACTGCTGATTCCCCCATTGGCAATTCAATAAAATTGTTATTGTCTAATGCGCCAAACTCGCCTACTCTGACTGCCCAGTTTTCGTACACGTTAATTGCAGTATTAATATTATTAAACTTTGCGCCTTTTAATGCATTTACTGCATTAATTGTGCCTTTTTGTTTTATAAGACCTTGGTAAAATTTAGTCTGAGTAGTGCTGTCAATGCCCAAGTTGGTAAAGAAATCGCGCAGCCTGAATCCTATTATACCATTGCTGAATTTTTGTGTTTCTTCAAGTTGAATTTGATTATCAATGTCATAATACAACACAGACTGTTGAGCGTTTGTAGCAAGGTTATTCAACATACCAGTTTTTAGTTCGGATGTTGGGATTACTTTCCAATAAGCTGTTTGAAATTGATCATCTGCCAATATATTTTGCAGAGCTGAAAAATAACGAGATTTGTGCTGTACAATGGTACCTTTTAAATAATCTTTGCCTGATGCCCATACATCTGTGCTAGGGCTGCTATATAAGAATCCAGGTAATTCAAGTGAACCATTCCATCCATCAGTTTTGTTGCCTACTAATTTTAATCTATACTGTCTATTACCCAATTCTGGTGCATACATGATATCTCTAAACACTGTTTCGTTATCTAGTATTAGTAAATGTTCGTACTGAACCAGACTCAACTCAGCAAATGCAATAGTTTGTTCTTTGTTAGATTTTAATGTAAAAAGATTATTTTCACGACTAACTGTAAAATTATTTTTACGTACTATTTTATTGCTGACGTCTACTACTCTACTAGAGTCTGGGGTGTTTAAGATCTCATCAACTACTGCAGTAGAATCATATACCTGTAGAAGTTTATCTACTGGACTTACAATAATTAAACTGTTTGATTTCCATCCTTGTTCGGACCAGTATAAAAATTCGCGTGAACTTAGTACAAAATCTTTTTTGTTCCCAAAGTCGCGATCAAACTCATCAAAAATAAACCCTTTTGCTACCAGGAACCGTTGGTACCCTATCAGGAAATCAACCACCTGCTGTTTTGAATTAAACTCAAATCCGTACGGTATTGTTAATTTCTGTCTCTTGTAATCTTTATAAATTACTGCAGTACTGTTGCCCACTTGTATTCTATAAGAATTATTTGATACCTGACTAGGAATAATAAAAAAATATGGATTTGTAGTATTGTATCCGCTAACCGTATATCCTGCTGCAGTTTTTTCTATTATCACTGCACTGTACGATAACCTATTAACAGGTGCACCTTTAAACAGTTCAATCCTGTAATTCTCATCAGGAATAACAACACTATCATTGATGCTGCTAGGACTGCTTTGTTCTGCCAGTATCTCCAAAAACTTCTTGTCTGTGTATCCACCTACCTTGTAGGCCAATTGAACAGAAATTGTATCAAGATAATTTTTTATATAAGCAGAGGCATCATCTATTCCTAGATTCTTGATATAATCACGAATCCAATTGATGTACCCGGCAGCACGTTCAACAGTATCTCCCACAGTATATCCGTGCACCAAAACTGACTCTGGTGTAATGTGTTGATATGTTGTTCCAACCTCAAACTGCCCAGTAACTGCATTACGACCATAATGCCCAACATTGCTTAACAGTGCAAAATATTTTGCAGGTTTAGCCAATGCCAAGGCCAGATGCAACGAAAACACATAATCACTACTGCGACGCCATGCAGTTTCAGTTGGGCCATGATCACCAACTGCCCAACTACCTTGTGCTTTATTACTGTCAAAATCTGCTACTAATATTTCTTCCGGACTGCGCAGATTCCCGCCGTCATCTACTGGTATAAAAGAAGCCAAATTTGGTCGTTGGTACTTGATATGGAACCCAGCTCGGTCGCCGTCGTGAATATAACCCTGACTTAGCTCGCTCCACAACACAGCATTTCCGCCAGTATACGGAGCAGGACCATATCTATCGTTCCAGTAACTGGGCTTTTCACTGAATCCCAACATTTCCCAGGGGTGAGTGTGCGGTCGGTCGGTGTCATAAAAATAATGGTATATGCTTCTCCAGCCGCCAGGCAAGGATTCGCCGTTGACTGTGTCCCTAAAATTTCTATAGTTCCAGGTGAACGGTTCGGAGCTGATAAATGTACTATTAGAACTGTAATCAATTCTATGCGTACCAACCCAACCTAGAAATCCCGTGCTTAAAATCTGTGTAAATTCTTGTCTTGAGTAATCAGTTATTCTAAACTTACCAGGGATATAGTCATGCAAATCAAACAATGTAGCATTGTATTCGGCTTTGATATTGTTGTAAATTCTTCTCTCAAGTTCAATCAAGAAATCATCTCTAAAATCATTGAATGCCGGAATCAGGCTGCCGTCGTGTCCTTGTACCACATAGATTGGAGTAGTATATGTATTATCTAAATATTTTTCAGGAATAAATTTAGGATACATTCCCATTTTTGTAGGAGTTTCGGGCACATAACTACCATCTGTATTAGTGTATTCTATGATCTGAATTGCGTCATTATAAAGCAACGTGAATGAATCCAAGAATGTAATTGCAGGTCTTTCAGTTTCAAACACATAATCTCGATTTTTGACCAGCAAAACAGTAGTAGTTACATTATCTACGGTCCGTGTCAAATATACTAGAACAGCAGCATTTGATATAGTGGATTCAAAAATACTAGTAATCTCGTAACTCTTGAGTGCAGGGTTTATAACGGTATACACTGGCAGTCTGACGTTGTCCATGGCCGAATACGGAACCATATCACTGTAGTACCATGGAAACATGGAATTTTTTAAGCTGTTGATACTACTAAGTATCGTGTCAACACTGCCAGCCACATCAAGTCTATCTAATTCTGAATTTATTGCTAATTCTAAGAATTTAGTTTTAAACCTTGAGTACTCTTCTGATGCAAACTTTATGCTATTAACAAAATTAGCAGTGGCGTTGGTTAAAAATAAGCCAGCATAAATTAAAGGTGCGCTGTGCTGCAGTATACTGCCACCTTTGTTAATAATTTGAATATCTCTAAGATTACTGTTTCCCGGTATGTCACCAATAACAGATAAACTTTTATTTTTTGTAGTAACTAAATGATTTCTTAGCTGCCCCAACGTTAGTGTTTGTATATTTTTATTTGCACTGTTGATGTCTAGATTGATTGGAATTTCGTAATATGCATTGTCTAGTACAACATTTTTGTTGTATAGATTAATAAAAACAGCATCGCCTTTTGTTAATAAATCAGGGTTGATCAAGATTGCATATCTGTCAACAATCTTTGTTGTAGCAAAATTTTCTGAACTAATAAACTGATTGTTAATAAACACCTGGATGTTAGGAGAGTTAACACTCAACTCAGGCAACGCACTAACTGGAAATAAGTTTGTGTCTCCGTCGTATTCAAAATTGTGCAATTGAAACTGTTTGCTAAAGTCTTCAACAATGGTCCAAATATTTTCTCTGCTAGACGAATCTCTGGTAATATTTTTTTGTAAGAGGCCAGTGTTAATATTAACAAGTCCAGATGTAGCAATAGATGTCAAATATTCAAATGTGTCGTTGTCAAAGTTATTCTCAAACTCAATATCACCTTGAGATTGAAAGTTCTTATAACTTAACGGAAACCCCAGTACTGGATCGTTGGCTCCTGTTCCGCGCTTGTAAGAGATAATTTTTGTACCAGTAAAGGTACTGCCTTGATAACTGGCTGAATCAGACAAGCTGACTCCGTTGGTGTCAATTATGTCAAACAACGGTTCCTGATTGACAGCCGTTTTAGTTTGTGACAAAATCCAGGATTCACCATTGTAGTGCCATTGTTGGTTTCCTTGGTCTCCGGCATTTACAATAGCAGAATGTCCCGCGGCAACTTCGTAGTCGTCGGCTGCAACAAAATATGATCTATAGATCAGAATATCTGGTGCCTCGGTGGTTAATTCAATTGAGAAATCGTAAATCTTATTTCGTACATTATTATCTTCATCTGTGCTAAAAATGACCCGGTCGCCGTCATTGAATGTGACTTCATTGCCACCAACTGAAAATGTTGCATAGTCAGTGGATGCACTCACATTCTGCGCAGAAAAAACAATTGTACCAGTAGTCTGATGATTAACACTTACTAAAAATTGGGTAGCAGTAACTACACTGGTAATCACCGTGCTGGCACCAAATATTCCGGTTCCGCTGTCCCTGACCAAGGTCATGCCAGCATAAAGTCCATCAGTGGTACCACTTGTTAGTACAACCACCGGCGATCCAGCAGTCAACGATGCCTGTAATCCCGGCATAAAAACAATCTTACCCTGAACTTGAGTATATGCATTTGTTATAACCGTATCTAATTTATCAACTGGTAACTTTGCCAATGTACCAAAGTTATAAAGTTGTATATCTGGCAAAAATTCAATGATTGGTCGTTTTGCTCGGGCCAGCTGATTGTACACAGGGTCTACTTTGTTGTATTCTGCTGTTTTTTCTATTACATTGCTGTGGAACCATCTATTACTTCTAGTCCAGGCGTTTTGATCAAGGCTTGACCTGTTTACGGTGATGTAATCTTGCAGTGTCAATGTGTTATCTAACTCAGCGCATACTAACTTGGTTACGTCAACCAATCTAATAGCGGTACCCACTCCTTCGACGTAGTATGTTTGATTTTGGTAACTCTCTGTGGCAGAAGCATCAAATGTCACTTTTAAACCGTTGGTGAACACTATGCCCGACGGAGAAGTATAATTGTCTTGTCCTATAATATCAGCAGCTGGGTCAATTGTGGCCAGCACTGGGTCAACCACATTGATAGCACCAACTGCATCGCTTTGATTGCTATTCTGATAATAAAGAGTACCCAGACTGGCAGTAATTAAAGGTACCACATTAAACAGATCGCTTCTGCTGTAGAATTCATATCCAGCATACTGTTCTCCGGCACGTACACGTATTTTTTGTTCATTTAATACCGAAGTGTCGTATAAGAGTACTATACGATCAACGCCCAACTCGTCGGGCAGCACAGTGATTGAATAAATGTCGTTGCGCTTGTTAAATGTCACAGTGTCAGTTGACTCACTAAAGTACGCTACACCGTCAATGATGGTGGCTGAATAATCTGTCCAAAATTCATCTTCTAGATAGTTATTGTTAACAAATACTATTTTTTTACCTTCTATTGAAGTAACAATGCCATCTAATCCACCAAGATTTAAATTTAAGTCGTCCAGTGTTGCACCATGAATCATGGCATAACTTAGATCAGTTGCATAGTCCACTGTGGCTGCTACCGTCATACTGGTCCACTGTATTTGTGCAGTTTCTGACGGGATAGTAAACCGTATGGTTCCAACTTCTGCACCGTTATTAGAAACTCCTAGTACCTCTCTGACATTGATGTTTGGAGATGCAGGGTCAAATCCTGATGTTCCAGTCTTTGACTGAATATAAAAAGGATTATCTTGATTGTTGTTTACAAAGGTATAAACTCCGCCACGAGCCAATGTCAGTGTAGGGTTTGGTGCAGATCCTTGTCCTGAAAACAAGTATACTTTGTTAACTGAGTCGTATGTTACTGTAAATTCGTACGATAACGGAACTCCACCTGCAGATACTATTACTGCGTTGGGCCCATTTTCAAGCCAGTAATACTGACTAAAGTTAATGAACTTGTCAAAATCTAATTTTGGATCGTAGGTGTAGTATTCGTTGTCAAACAGTCTGTCGTGTTTATTATTGAGGCCACCGTAGTGCCCAATTTGATTTACAATATCATAGTAGGTTGTTGCAAAAGTTATTTTATCTGTAATAGTATCTTTGATAATCAGCGACGGCTCAAGCTGATAATGCTGACGGATATTGCTGGGCTCAGCAATATAACTATCGGTTGTCTTGAACGATGGCGCCAGCTTTCTGCCAATATAGCCAGTAATTCTCTTAAACTGTGGTTCGCTGATCAGCTGGTCAACGGTGGCGTTTAAGAATTTTTTATTTGTGTCAGTTCTAAATATTTCAGGTAAAAATTCTATACTTTTACGAATTGGCATTATCTATTCCTACTTATTGGTTAAGTTGTCCAGCTGTTATTGCACTAATAATTTGTATATTATCGACTGTTGCGGCACTTACCACAATCTCGTTTGGTTCAGCATTGATCTGGTACAGCGTTCCAAAGTTAGAAGTAGCAGCATCTGGAACAATAATAATACTGCTCACATTGGGGGTCAAGCTTGAATGTAAATATGCACTCAATTCACTAAAATAAAATGTTTCTCCAAAGTCCCAGTTGTTAACATCAAAGTAGGTGTTAATTGCCGAAATAACTTGGCTCTTGACGTCGTTGTCGGTGATGCTAATATTGGGGTTCTTGACTATTTTAAATGTGGCACGTAATTCTGGCCTGGCCTTGCTGCCAAACAACGGTTTAAATACGGCTGAGTTATAAATTATACTGTCACTGATGGATTTATAACTTTCAATTGAACCAAAATTAATTTTTAACTCGTCGTTGGTTGGAACCTGAGGCTCTGACACTTTGCCGCTAGAATCTTTAATATAAGAATAATATTGATCGCTGTATTCTTTGGTTAATATGTAAAAATCAATCAAGTTGTTTGGACTTGGATCAATACGTCTGTCGTTTGGTGCATTGTGTGTGTACTGGAACATTAACTCTTGTCTGCCAACTCTGGCCAGATATGTGTCAACTACAACCACAGATGTACCCAACGATTGATAAAATACATCCTCAGACACAGCATAAAATATTGTGTCTTGAAGATACAAAGACAAGTTACTTTCAATTTGATCTATGGTTGAATAGTCTGATACAATTATGCCTTGGGCAACTGGATCATACCTAGAAAAGTCATACTGATCTGTTGTCAATTGATAAAACACAAATTTATCGTTTTCATTCACAGTTGGTGCAACCAGTATATCAAACAAATCTGGATTGTCAGGCACAGAGTCTAGGTTGTCATCAGGAAAGCTGATCAATATTTTTCTATTGTCTTCGTAGCCATCAATGCCAATTACCTTATCCCATACCCTATAACTTTGCGAATAATATAGCGCATCTGCAGAATCAGGCAAGGTGTTTGTTCTTAATACTTTGATAACATCACTTCTTGTAGTGGCAGTTCTACTGTCATACACTTTTACATTTGGGTCATAATAGAATCTTGTTTCTCTGGTGCTTTGAAAATAATAATTAATACCTCTGCTGATTGCAGTGTATTGCTGATCAGCAAAAGATAAATGTATGTACCAACTGTCATCTAGTCCGGTGCCAGCAGTGGATCCTGCGTTTGTCAGGCTAAAAGGGTTACCACTAACAGGCCCTAGATTACTTTCTGTTATCAATTCCCATGTCATGGTTGGCACATCGTATCTGATACCAAACGTTTTAAAGCTTAAAATATTATTCACAATTGCAGCAATTGTGCCAGCTGGCCAATCGTTGGCAAAAACCGGTACAATTGATACCACAATAGCACCAGTAGGTACTGCTATACTCAAAGTGGCAGTGCCAGAACCAGGTGTACTGTATTCAATTACGCTGGCCCATAGTTCGTGTTGATGAAACTCTGAGCTTACAGTTCCGGTCCGGAGCTGATTCTGCGCATCAAAGTATTGTCCTGTTGGTGCAGCAAACTTGATCAAGGAACCCTGGACCAGATATGTGTAATTTGGACTGCTGAAACTTCCAACGCTTCTGCTGTTTACTTCGGATGTCAATGCCCATTTTGCTACTCTAACTGCAGTGCCGCTGCCAGTACCTTCACCAGTGGCCACAAATAAAACATCTACTGCATTACTGCTGGCACCAATTGTGGTAAAATCGCTGGTACCCACTGACGTTATTTTATAAGCATACCCTACAATAAATGATCCGGCGTTAACTGTGCCGCTGGTTGGATTATACCTTGTGGCAGTATCGTAATACAAGTGCTTGGTTGGTAAATCATTGATCAGCGGTCTAATTAGATTCTGCACAATGTAGTTTACTTCAGTACTACTGGTAAACTGGAAGTTAAGGGTATTTGAGTAGTTTTCTTTGTAGATTATGCCGTCTTGTGCAAATATATTTGTGCTAGAATATTTTCCAGTTGAATCAATTACATCTAGATAGCGGCTAATGCCTGAACTAGAGCGATTAACTGCTTTAATTTTAAGAATATTATTAAATGTAGTAAACGGTAACACGTTATAGTCTTCGCCTGTTACCATACGATTCTGTGTATAATATTGCTGTGGTGCTTTTGATCTAATAGATTCTAACGTTTCTCTAGCACTGGCATTGGTAACTGTGTATTGCAGACTGGCACGAACAGTTAATGTTTCAGCGCGACCAGTTCTTCCTCTATAAGGAATATTAATTGCAATACTAGACATTTCATCTGGTGTAATTTTATAAGTTAAATTATTTGATTGTCTATAGTAAATTCTGTACTGGCCAACTGGTATGTTGGTAAATGAACCGTCACCAAATATCAAATCAACTTGATCATTTGCTCTTGTGCTAACACTGTACAGGTTTCGTTGATCTGTGTTGTTGTAGATTACATTAATACCGTTTACTGCTGGCACTTGAGTCCACTTGGTTTCAGCCTGACCATTGGAATTCAGCGAATATAGCCATACATCAGAATTGTTAATGTTATCAAAATTGATGCTGACCACTCTGTTTGGTAACGTTTCTGCTATTGTGAAGTCCAGGCTTCTTAGTTCACCTTGTTTAAAATATACAAAATATCCTGTGTTGTTTGATCCGTTACCTTGGTTGTCATTACGGTACACCAAGTTAAACTTGGTATTTTCAACAGGGTCAACCTCGTACAAGTATGTTTGTCCTTGACTAGTAACACTGGTCACTTCAAAAGGAAACGTTGATCCTGCAATGGTGGACTTAAATGTATATGTTGGGTTCAAGTTCAGCAGAATATCAACACTGTATTCGTCGGTTCTGACACCACTTAGAGTTTGTGTGGCTCCTGGTTTACCAATTGCTTGAGAGTTTATCAACGAAGCATTTAGTACAGCGGTAAATTGTTCTAGCCAGTTATTGTTAGTAGTGTCGTTCCATAATAATATTAATCCGTTGAGATTATTGCCTTGACTGTCATAGATTGTTTCTGTGGTACTGACACTGTCAAACTTTAATAGTCCTGTTGCCGGAACGTTGCGTTTTGGATTATAGCTCAACAATCGTGCCAGCTTTAATATAGAATCTCTACGTTCTGCTGTGTCTAGAAAGTTTTCCCGGGCATTTAAATCAGTGCGAAATGCTAGGCTTTGTCCCAAGAACGCAATAAGATCAATAAGTGCAATATATTCAGAACTTTCAGTAAAGTCGTTGAAGTCTTCTGGATAATATGTACGCAAGTATTCAATCATGCTCTTGCGCAAAGTTTCAAAGTCAAAACTCTGGAAGTCGGCTTCTCTGAAAGTCTGATAAATTTTAGTCCAATCCTGTTGGACTAATAAGCTGGTTTGTCTAGTTGTGATCGCCATAGTAATACCCGTTGTTTTAATATTTATCGATATTAAAAACTGGTATTATTATGACACAGACAATGAGTTAGATTGATTATCAAAAACCAGTGTCAGCTGATCTGACATATTGGTAGGCAGATACAATAGTTCAACCTGAATTTGCAGTCCGTTTTCAAGTTGATCAATTATTACTCCATTGACATTTATTCTAGGGTCGTAGTTGACAATGCGTTTGATGTCTTCCACTAGAATTGCTTTGGTTTCTTCTGTCAGCGGTTCAAACAGCATATTCCAAATTATGCTGCCAAAATTTGGCTGTAACAGTTTTTCTCCTCTGCGTATACTAAAATGATTCAGTAAGTCTCTCTTGACTAGGTCAAAGTCTGTTAGTTTAAACTTTTTAACTTGATCAATTGTGCTAAATCCATGATATTTTGTTGCCATTGTTGTTCCTTTAACCTGTAGTAATATCAGCTGACAACACTTGTATTGCGTATCTGCCTGCGTTGAAGAATAAACTGCCTGGACGCCCACTGCTG